GAGGTGCGGTTGGCAAACCGTTCAGTGTGCGAGTAGCACCGCTAGTAATATGCCCTTATAGGGCTAGATCAAACCACCCGTTTTACGGGTGGTCCTGATTTTAATAAGATTGGAGGTGTTATAGTGAGTAGAGAAGTTGGAGTTGTTTTTAAAGCCAGTGATAATCTTACTAACGCCCTTAACAATATGAGAAATAGCACTAGAAATTTAAGTAAAGATATTACAGATTGCAAAAGAATACAGGAAGAAGCATTCGGCAAAAGAGTTGATATAAAGTATGACATTACAAAAGCAAGAGAAAGCTTAAAACAACTTACTAAGGATGTTAAAAATAATGTTGAAGGTTCTGAAGATGCTTGGAAAAAGCAACAGAAACATATTCAAGAATTAGAAGAAGAATATAAAACTCTTGGTAAAGTTGCTAATGAAGCAGGTGCAGAACAAAGGAAACTACAAGAAGATATAAGTAGAAGCAATAATAAAGGAAGTAGTTCCGGTGGTGGATCTAAACAACAAGGTATGTTAGGTGCCCTAGCTCAAGCTGGAATGACCAAGATGATAGGAGAATCTTTAGCTAATGCTGGTGGTGCATTAACAACATCATTATTAGGTGAAAGAACTGGAAATGTTGTAAAAGGTATAGCTGGAAGTGCTGCTTCAGGGGCTGCTTTAGGTTCTCTTGCTGGACCTATGGGTATGGCTATAGGTGCTGGTGTTGGTGCTATAGTTGGAGCAATTAATGCTGCATCAGAAGAACTTAAACAAAAGGATGAATACTTTAAGAATGAAGTTAAAAGTCTTTACGATACAGTTAAACAACAGCAAGAAGAAACTTTAAAAGGTGGTTCTCAAAGTGCTGCTGGTTTAGAGGTAAGTAAAATAGCATTTGGAACACTATTAGGTGGAGATAATAAAGCTGATAAATTCTTAAATGAAATAGAGCAGTTTGGAAGTATTACACCATTTGAAACAGACGATTTACTTACAATATCTAAAACTCTTTTAGCTTATACATATAAGCAAAAAGAAATTATTCCACTTATGACGAAGGTTGGAGATGCCGGAAGTGCGCTAGGTATGAAACCTGAGGATATAAATACAGTAGCTACTATGTTAGGACGTATGAAATCTACAGGTAAAACTAATTTGGAGTATTTAAATCCGCTTCTTGAAAGAGGTATACCTGTATTTGATTATCTTGCTAAAAGCATGAAAACAACTAGTAAAGAAGTCCAAGAAATGATAAGTGATGGACTTATTCCAGGAGCAGAAGCAGCTAAAATTATTTCAGATACTATGGGTGAGAAGTTTGCGGGTAACATGGAAAAGCAATCGCAAACCTTTGAAGGATTAACAAGCACACTAGAAGATGCTAAAGCTAGGCTTGATAGAGCTATGGGGGAAGGTTACAACGAAGAACGTAAAAAAGGTATGGAAAACGAAATTGCAGCTTATACAGAAGGTATAGTTGGAGAAAAGATGCAAGAAGCTAATAGACTTATTGGACAATTTAAAGCAGATTTAGAGAATGAGTACCAACAATCTATAATAGATGCCACTAGTGATGCTATGACTAGCGAAGATTATTTGAAAGCAGAACAAGAGGGTAATGGAGCTGAAATGGGGAGAATTTTAGCTGAAGCTAGAGCAAAGGCTGAAATGGAATATAAAAATAGTGAAGGTTATCAGTTGCAGCAACAAAGTGATTTACTTTTAGTACAAGGATTACAAGCAGATTTAGCTATAAATGGAGAGTATCTTAACTATGGTAGGAAGATGGCTGACCAATTCACAGTTGGTTTTGCTGGAGGAATAGCACAAGCGAAATCTGAGGGTAAGTTTTCAGTTAATATTAGTTCTAAAGATACTAAGTCAGCCCCTATTGATAGAAGAGGAATGAGTCATGCGCAGTATATATCTAGTAGAAGAAAAGGTTATGCTATAGGCCTTGATAGAGTACCTTATGATAATTTTCCTGCTATGCTTCATGAAGGTGAAAGGGTATTAACTAGGGAACAAGCTGATAAAAAGGGTTCAAATTCTGGAATGCCTATGATAAATATAGAAAATATGACAGTTAGGGAAGAAAATGATATAAACAAAGTAGCAAGTGAAATTATATATTTACTTAATAAGTCCAGGGAGAACTATGGGGGTGATAATTAGTGGAGTTTTGGTTGAAAAATGAAAAAGAAAATATTAATTTGCTATTACCCATAACACCTTCCGAGTACAATATACCAGAAGAACTGGTTATAGAAACAATTAATCTAACTAAAGTAGGGGATGTCAACGTACCAACATTTAGTAGATTAAAAACAATTACTATAGAAGGTATTTTTACAGTAGAAAATTATAGTTTTGTAAATAAGAAAACATATAAGGCTAATAATGCTATTGATTATGTGAACTTAATTAAAAAGTGGAAAAATAATAAGAGTATTATAAGATTAATAATAGCTAATAAAGTTAGCACAAAGTGTAATTCTCTATTTTATATTGAATCTATAAAGTATAGTCAGAATGATGGTACTGATGATATTAATTATTCTATAACATTAAGAGGATATAAAAAATTAAATGTAGCTAAAGGCAATAAGAGCACAAGCAGTACTAAAAGACCAACTACAACTGCTCCTAAAACTAATGGAAGAACATATACTGTAAAAAGTGGTGATTGTCTTTGGAATATAGCATTAAAGTTTTATGGAAATGGTAATTTGTATACTAAGATTTACAATGCTAATAAAAGTAAGATAAAGAATCCTAGTTTGATATATAAAGGACAAGTTCTTACTATTCCTTAGGAGGTGTTTACATGGAAGTATATATAATAAATAAAAATGGAAGTGTGAAGATTAGTGAGCTAGTTGTAAATGCAACATTAGATGGCGAGTATAGAAATTGCTGCAGGACGTTAGATCTAAGCATTTTAAATTCTCCATGGGATAAAGCTATTCCTAAAGTAAATATAGAGTTAGGTTATAACATAAAACTCACAGAGGGAAATACAACTTTATTTTATGGTGTTGTATGGAGTAAGGATAAAAACACAGATACCAATACATTAGAAATAGGTTGTAAGGACTTTGGAATTTACCTTAATAAAAATAGCTATAGCTATAAGTTTAATAATATAAAGCCACAGGATGTAGTTAAGAGAGTTTGCAATGACTTTGGAATAAAGATAGGCAATATAGCAACAACTAGTAAATCTATAACTAGAAATTTTATTAATTGTAATCTATATGACATTATAATGAGTAGTTATAAGCTTTCTAATAGTGGCAAATACATGGCTATATTTAGAGAAAATAAGCTAGACATAATTAAAAAGGGTGAAGTGTATGCAAGTAAACAAATACTTACGGGAGTTAATCTAATAAGCAGCAGTGTAAGCGAATCTCTTGATGAAATGGTTAATAGAATTAAGGTGTTTAATAAAGATGATAAACTTATAGATACTATAGAGAATAAAAATGATGTTTCTTTATATGGAATACTTAGTGAAGTATACAAACAAAGAGATGATAGTAACTATAAAACTGAAGCTAAGAGTAAATTACAGAGTATAGATAGAAAAATAAAAGTTTCTAACTTGGGTGATCCTACTTTTATTACAGGAAAAGTTGTTATAGTAGAAGAACCGTATACAAAACTTAAAGGCAAATTCTACATTGATGCAGATACACATACTTGGGATAGCAATAGCATTTATAAAAACTCTATAACTTTAAATTTCCAAAATCTATGGGATGAAAAAGAAAGTGGTAGTGAGGTGAAGTAGTGGATAAACAAGATAATCAATTCAATAATTTTTGGAGCATCATGGATGGTGTAAATCATAATGTTGATTGCTATTCTATTGGAGAAGTAATAAGCAATAATCCATTACTAGTAAAACTTAATGATAATATACAACTTGATAGAAACGATATGTTGATTAATACTACTTTAACATCTTTTGAAATAGGTGATAGAGTAGTATTTTTAACTAGTGTGGATCAGCAACAGTTTATATTAGTATGTAAGGTTTAGTTAGGAGGGATAAAATGAGTGAATTATTTCCCTTTATAGATATGGAAGAAATGGAAGCAGAAGATAAAAGTGAAGAGTTAGAGTTATATAAAGAGATAGCCTGGGACTTTGAAAATAATATCCCATTAATAAAAGATGGTGACTTTGTAATACTAGAAGGTAATGAAGCTTTGAAGGTATGGATATTTAAAACACTTCATGTAAATCGTTATGAATATATGATTTATACCTGGGATTATGGAAATGAGTTAGAGAGTTTATTTGGACAGGGGTATAGTAAGGAACTTATACAAGCAGAGGCTAAAAGATATTTGGAAGAGTGTTTGCTTGTTAATGAGTATATAAAAAGTATAAATAATATAGAGGTTAATTTGGATGATAATATCCTATCAACAAGTTTTAGTGTAACAACTATTTATGGAGAACTGGAGGTGAGTATTTAATGTATGAAAATAAGACTTATGATACCATAAAAGCGAATATCTTAGAAAATATAACTACAGTAAATAAAAATGAAGGAAGCTTCGTAAATGAAACGATTTCTCCGGTTGCTTTAGAAATAGGTACTGTTTACAGAGAATTTGAAAAAATATTAGCAATAATGTTTTTAGAGGATACATGGGGTGAATATCTAGATAAAAAGGCTTTAGAATTTGGTATAGAAAGAAAAAAAGGAACTTATGGAGAAGGGAAAATAACAATAACGGGAAATGACAATACAGTTATTCCAGTTGGAACTCTAGTTAGTACAAATTCCAATTTAATATTTTCTACAACAGTTGAAGCTACAATACTAAGTGGAAGTGCAGAAATACCAATAAAAAGTGAAAACATAGGAAGTAAATACAATGTATTAGCAAATACAATAATTAATTTACCTGTATCCATAGTAGGAATTTCATCTGTTAATAATAACTTGACTACAACCGGTGGTACTAATATTGAAACAGACGAAGAATTAAAATCTAGATTGTTATTACAAATTCAGAATCCAGCAACTAGTGGTAATCCAGCACACTATAAATTATGGACCATGAGCGTAGATGGTGTTGGAGCGTGCAAGATATTCTCTTTATGGAATGGTCCTGGAACTGTACAAGTAGTTATAGTCGATAGTAATAAAAAGGTTGCTAATGAAACGTTAATAAATAGTGTAGCTGACTATATAGAAACTCAAAGGCCGATAGGACCGACAGTAAGTGTTATATCTGCAGCAGAAAAGGTTATTAATGTAGATGTAACATTAACTATAAACACAGGATATACCTTAGAAACTATAAAAACTAGTATAGAAGAAAATATAAATAAGTACTTACAAGATATAGCATTTAATGCTGATTATGTGTCTTATGCCCGTATTGGTGGGATTATTTTAGATACTGACGGAGTTATAGACTATAGCAACTTACAATTAAATAATTTAATGGCTAACATAGCTATTAGTGCTAAAGAGGTGGCAGTACTAGGAACTGTTACAGTAGCTTAGGAAGGGGGATTAGAAGTGAATTTAATGAATAATCTACCTTCCTTTTATGATGCTTCATATGTTGTTGTTAATATAGAAAATGCTATAGGGATAGAAGGTGAAGAGTTAAAACAAGCTACCCAAGATTTATTCAAGCAATTTTTCGTAGATACTGCTACATGGGGATTAAGTTATTGGGAGAGGTATTTAAATATACAAACAGATATAAGTAAACCATATGACTATAGAAGAACAGTAATAAAAAGCAAATTAAGAGGTTCAGGTGCAACTACTGTAGCCATGATAAAAAATGTTGCAGAGAGCTTTAGTAATGGGACTGTAGATGTAATAGAAAATAGCAGTAATTATAGCTTTACGATAAAATTTGTTGGTACTTTAGGAGTACCACCCAATCTAGAGGATTTTAAAAAAGTAATTGAAGAAATTAAACCAGCGCATTTAGGTGTAAATTATGAATTTACTTATCTTACTTGGAGTGAGTTTGATAACTATAACAAGACATGGGATGAATGGGATAGTTTAAATTTAACTTGGGATATGTTAGAGATTTATATCCCTTAAATAAAGGAGTGGTTAAAATGCCAAGTGCAAATAAAACACCCAATATTGGATTAAATAATTGGGAGGGAAATGAATATGTAAAAAGACAAGATTTCATAAATGACAACTTGAAAATTGATGAAAAATTTGGAGAAGTTGATGAACATTTGGGCGAGAAAGTGAATTACACAGACCTTACACCCGTTGTAACAGCTGGTACAGGTTCCGCTTATACCGTTACTATACCTACTAACATGGTAGAGGTTACAATAGTACCTCATGTAAATAACTTAGCAGATGCTACATTAAACGGAATAGCTATACTGGACAGAGAGGGTAATCCTATAGAGAAAGATGCCTTAAAAACTAACATTCCGACAAAATTAGTGAGGGTAGGTAGCAATTTTTTTATAGCTAGTGGGGGTATACGTAAATGGGGTATATCTAATGTGGGGTACAGTAATACATCACCCTCTACAATCTATGACATTTCAATTAATTCGTTAAATCAATTTCATATGAATAAAGACCTGTATGACGAAGATTTAAATTTTATTAAAACTGTAAATTTTGGTTGTTATATAGACGGTACTACTTACAATTATGGTGGCATAACTATAAGGCGGGGTGACATATGGACTAGTATAAGTGGTGCTTACGCCACTGCAATAAGGGAAGTTAGCTGCCAAACTTTTGACTGTAAAAGTGAAACAGAAACGTATATTACAACTGGTAAAATTTCAGATTGTGGAGTTCCAGGGGGAAAACCTACAGGATGGATACTATGTGAAGATGGTATACATGCTTATGTAGGGTTTGAATATGGTCAAGTGTATAGCGTTATAAAACTAAATTTAGATACTTACGAGGTTGTGGAGAGGTTAACTTTAAAAACAGAGCAACAGCGGAGAGGTAATGTAGGAAAATATTTCTTCTGTTTAAAGAATACAGATGCTGTTAATAGGTACTACGATATCTTAGGCATTGTGAACAACGACCTAATTGTAATTAATAGTATATCATTTCCTGGGGTATTGAATGGGTTCAATTATATGCATAATAACAGTGTACTTATGTATAAAGATAAATTTTATGTATTATACCAAAATAGCTATTCATTAAAACTAGTAGCTATTTTTAATGCGAATACAAATCAATTATTAGGGACATTAGAGTTAAATCAGATTAGTAGTTTTAATCCAAATAACTTTAATATAAAAGATGGATTAGGTGTTGTTGTAGATATGGCAGATAGTAAATATACAAAAACCTTAAAAATTGTGGACGATAATTTAAATAAAATTTACGAAACTAAGATGTTATCAAACAATTGCACTGGTATATATATAAATAGTGATATAAATACAGTAATCCCCAAAACTGAGCTAAACTCGGATTTTAGGGCACTATACAAATTGAAAAAGTAGGGGGAGAATTTCTATGGTATTAACTAATTTTATAAAAGTAAAAGAAGATAAATATAGGATTATGAGGGTTGTATATAAAGATGATGACTACAGGAATATGGGGGAAGAGTATATTACTGTAGACTATATAATTGAGCCGCTTGACAATGGTAAGGAAGCTCAATTATATATTAATCCTGTAACAAAAGAAACTTGGTATGAATATATAGATATTCCTTTACCAGGACCAAGTAAAGAAGAAGAATTAGAACAAAGAATAGCATCCTTAGAAAAATCTAATGCAGAATTAACAACATTAATAGCAACAATGACAACACCAACAGTTTAAAGTTAGGTGTTATTTTTATGTTTAAAATAATTAATTATATAAAGAGGAGAGTGTATATTATGTTTAGTTTTAACAAGGATTCAGGATGTGTGAAGGTATGGGTGACACTTATAATGAATGGTACTTATAAGGTGGAGCAAGTACCAGCATTACTAAATTTAAAGGAATGTGTAAATGAAGTACTTGTAGATGTTGGATTTGTAGAAGAAAAGAAATAAGAAGTTGTTGCTACAAAATAAGCAAATTATATTTACTTTTACAGTATATTCTATTATAATTACTCTGCAACTAACTTTTATAGGAGGAATTTACATGGGAGAGTTTAAAGATATAAATGATAGAATATTTTATGATTTATTAGATAGATTAGAGGAGTTAGGCTATGAAAATATTACAACAAAGGCACATAATGAAATTGTTGATTTAATTGATGCTCACTGTACTGTTGAAGGATTAATTCCTGAAGCAATAGAAATTATAAAAAAATATAAATAATTTTTAAAAGGCCAATAAGGTCTTTTTTATTTTGCTTATTTTTATTAAGAAAAAGTTTCTATTCAAGAATTTTAATATAAAGTGAGAGCCATATACTTAGTTAATTACACAATAGAATTATATTGCGAACTAAAATAGATCTTAAGAGATTAGAGAAATCTAGTCTCTTTTTTATATTAAAAAATTAAAAAGGAAGGTGTAATATGGAAAAAATATTAAATTACATTAAAGTAATAGTAATGACTTTAGGAACAGGATTAACATGGCTATTAGGAACATGGGACACTGCAATAGTAGTGTTAATACTCTTCATGGCATTAGACTATGCTACGGGCTTATTAAGAGCATGGATTAACAAAGAAATAAGTTCAGACATAGGTTTAAGAGGTATAGCAAGAAAAGCAGTTATATTCGTAGTACTTATTGTTGCTGTAATGCTAGATAGACTACTTAATACAGGCACTTGGGTATTTAGGACATTGGTATGTTACTTCTATATTGCAAATGAGGGAATTAGTCTATTAGAGAATTGTGCTGGACTCGGATTACCTATACCAGAGAAAATAAAGGATGCATTAGCACAGCTTAAGGATGGAGAAAAGAAAGAATTAAATAATTAGTTTACAGAGTGGGAGTGATCCTACTCTTTTATTTTATCTAAATTTAAGGAGGAATATATTATGAGTAAAACAGTTTTTAGTGGAGTTGGACATGGTGGTAATGATAATGGAGCTGTGGCAAATGGTTTAAGAGAAGATGATATGAATTTAGTTGAAGCATTAGCTTGCAATGAAGTTTTAGTTGCTCATGGGGTTAAAAATCCAATGTCTAGATATAAAGATGAAGCTGATCCAATTGATGAAGAAGTTAGAGAGGCAAATGCATCTGGAGCAACTATTGCAGTTGACTTTCATAATAATGCAGGTGGAGGAGATGGGTTTGAAGCTTATTATAGTATAGGTGATGCTGAGGGACTAAAGCTATGTAAGTTCATAGAAGAAGAAGTTGTTAAGTTAGGTCAAAATTCTAGGGGCTGCAAAACAAAAGTTGGTTATGGGGGTAAAGATTATTTTGCATTTATTAGAGATACCAAAATGACAGCAATAATACTTGAAGGAGTTTTCCTTGATTCTGCAGATAAGGAATTTAAAGATACTGTAGAAAAACAAAGAGCCTATGGTGTAGCTGTTGCTAAAGGTATATTGAGATATTTAGGTATACAATATAAAGGAGATACTAACACCATAAATAAACCTAAACCAGTCCCAACTCCAAAGCCTTCTAAAACTAGTAAAGAAACCATAGATGTTACTTACCAGGTATACTCTAATAAAAAATGGTTACCTAATGTAGTTAACTTAAAAGATTATGCTGGATTATATGGAAAAGCTGTACAAGGGGTATATGCTAATTTAAGCAAAGGAAAAATAAGATACAGAGTTCACATAAATAACAGATGGCTTCCATGGGTAATAGATAGACAGGATTATGCTGGTATTTTAGGAACTAATATAGATGGATTACAAATGGAGCTAACAGGCTTACCAGGATATAGTGTTAAGTATAGAACTTACGTAGGTGGGAGATGGTTACCTTGGGTATTAGACTTACAGGACTATGCTGGACTATATGGAAAGGAAATAGAAAGTATACAAGTACAAGTAATTAAGAAATAGATTTAAAGGGTAGTGAGGTTAATTCCTTGCTACCCTTATTTACTATTTAAATTTAAAAGAATATATATGTATATTATGAAATTAAATTATTTTTTTATTCTTTTAAGGATTTCTTG